GTCCGCCAATAGTTTTTATGAGTTTAACTCCCTTAGGGTGACTCATTTACATTTTTATGTTATTACTTTTAAAATATTTATACATTTTTCTTTTAATTTTTCTCTTAACAATTTTTCCTTCTTTTCTATATTTGTTATATTCGTTAATGTTTCTTTTAATTTTTTTTCNCTACTATATCTTGTNGGTCTTAAACCATATTNTAATTGATATCTTAATATTTTTCTCATATTTAATACAGCATTTTTATCCCGATTTATACATCCAATATTTCCTTTGGTCGTTATATACGATAATATTGTATGTATCTTGAGATTTTTATCAACAGCATTATCATATTTATATATTAAAAAAAGCTTAAGGAAAGTATAGGTGTGTAAAACTAAGATATTAGTATTTTTAACAATATTTTCAATAATTTCATAGGTATGATGATTTCTAACTATTTTTTTAAATGAGGTTTTAATAACTTTAATATCGTCGTTCTCCGTTTTATTTGACATTTGAACATAAATTAAAATAACATATAAATATAATATTTATTGTCTTTATATATATTTTTAAATGTAATAATTGTTAAAGATGCAAATAATAATACGAAAAATAATACAATTAAGAAATGATATTGTTGATCTGATAAAAAATGAAAAAAAATGTTTGCTGATATGGATGTGTATTATTTCAAAGAAAAAATAATTTGCATCATTATAAATTATAATTTCATTCTATAGAATGTATTAATAATGTTAAAATTTATAGCATCTACATTTATGATCTGAATACAAAAACATTAGTAAAGACATATATGACAATAACTTATAGCAAAATTAAGATAAAAAAAATAAAATAATTATAATAGAAAATTAAAAGGATAAAGATCTAAAATCAAGATTTCCTCCAGACCCATTATAATTATTTTAAATATTTCTTATAAAATAATTGGAATTTTGTTAGTTAATTGTTAGAAAGTATCAATTGTGTAATTATAAAATTATTTAATTCTAACATTTGTAATGGATTCGTTAAATTGTGGTAAATGGTAAATATTTAATAGATTTATAAATTATAGAATTAAATGATTTTATTAAAAATTTATAATTAATATGAAAATTCAAGATAATGTGATTTTGTTATTTGGGTCATAATTAAATTAGATTAATAGATATTATTTGCAAGCTTTTTGAGCTGAAGGAAATAAGTTTTAAGATAAATTAGTATTCCTCCTTTATTATATATCTTTTAATGAAAAATATGATATTTTCCTCTATAGTTTTTATGGGCTTATCGTCTCCTGTGATTCGCTAAAGTGATACAAACATTTTAGATTCAATATTATGATAATAATAATTATTTTTTTTTTGATTTTTTAATAATTATTTCAAAAATACATCGAGCGAGTTGACATAACTAGTTCGACTAATCATTTAGTTCCATTGAAAATATTTATGAAATTATATTTGTGTGAATATATTTTATAATTATGGTAAAATCATATAAAACAAGTATATTTATTTTCACAAGAGATTTAAGACTAGAAGATAACACAACTTTAATAATAGCTTTACAAAAATCAGAAAAAGTAATTCCTATATTCATATTTAACCCATATCAAATTGATGACAAAAATAGGTTTAAATCTGATAATTGTGTCCAATTTATGTGTGAATCTCTAAAAGAACTTGATAATACATTATATTCTAAAGGGTCTAAATTATATTTTTTTTACGATTATCATGATGTGGTTATTGATAAATTACTGAAAGACGATAATATTGATGCAGTATTTATGAATGTTGATTACACACCATTTGCAAAAAAAGGGATGATGAAATTTTAAAAATTTGTGACAAATACAATATACCTTTTATCAAGTACGAAGATTTTCTTTTAACTAATAATATTAATAATATATTGAAACAAGATGAATCACCATATTTAAAATTTAGCCTATATTATAATATTGCAAAAACAATTAAGGTAAACAGTATTAAAAAAAATAAATTTGGTAATTTTATAAATAGAAATAAAAAATTTAAAAATGAATTTCTTGGGAATATTGATAAATTTTACGTAACAAAATCTAATATATTAGTAAATGGAGGAAGAAGTAATGCATTAAAGATATTAAAAAACGTCAAAGATTTCAAAAATTATAATCAAACTCACGATTATCCTTTATATGAAACAACACATTTATCTCCATATTTGAAATTTAATGTTGTTTCAATAAGAGAAGTTTATTTTGCATTAAAAAAAAAAACTAAAATCAGATAATAAATTATTTAGACAATTATACTGGCGTGATTTTTATATTTCTTTAGTTTATTATTTTCCGTATGTTATTGGTAATCCAATGAAACATAGATATAACATCAAATGGGATAATAATACTAAACTACTAAACAAATGGAAAAATGGTGTGACTGGAATACCAATTGTAGATGCAGGAATGAGACAAATGAATATAACAGGATGGATGCATAATAGATTAAGATTAATAGTTAGTAACTTTTTAATAAAAATATTACACATTAATTGGAAATCTGGAGAAAAATATTTCGCACAAAAATTAATTGATTATGATATTATATTAAATAATGGAAACTGGCAATGGAGCGCTTCAACAGGTGCGGATTCACAACCATATTTTAGAATATTCAATCCTTGGAGACAAAGTGAAAAATTTGATATAAATTGTGATTATATTAAAAAATGGGTACCTGAACTTGTTGATGTTCCCTCTCAAGATATTCATAAATGGTATTTAACATATAAATATTATATAAATAAAGAAAATATAAAATATTGGAGACCCTGTATTATAGATTTAAAACCACAAATTAAAAAAACTATTAAATTGTATAAAAATCGTTTCTAATAATTATGTCGAAAAAAAACCATTACACAGAGTATTAAAGAACATATGTATATTTTTAGGATAGAATGTTCTGGCCATGTCCTACTTATGCTCTTGATCATTCCGATGTTTACAATAATATTTTGTAACCGTATCTTCGGTTGTCTCGAGATTTTGTAACATAATTTTCATTATAACTACCAAACAAATTATTAGATTTACTTATTTGAAGACCTGCCGTTACTTCATGTGCACAACATGTCATGCATCCATAAAATTAATCTTTTGCAGTCAACGAAACACAGTTATAGCAAAAATTTTTTTTGTATTTTTCAAAATCTGATAATGAATCAAGTACTTTTATTTTTTCAGCTATTACTGCACGAAATAATGTGCGTTTCTTGTATTTTTCTAAAATTATTTCATACGTTTTTTTCAAATTAAAATATGAGACATTTTTTCACCAAATGATTTTTCAAATTTCTCATCTTTTAAAACTAGAAGAAAACTAATAAAGCTATCCATCATATTCAAATATTCAGCACATTTTAATAACATGATCAAATTATCATTATTTAAATTTTTTATAATGTCTTTATTCAAAAGAGTACTTAACAACTAAATATCTAGATGATGAATCATTATATTTTTCCTCTTTTTTAAAAAATAATTTAATTTATATGTGTTGATATTTTTAAATTCATCTTCAAAATATATAGTAAGTTCATCATTTATTGGAAATAATTTTTCATAATCGCGATGATTATTATATGATATTACTAATTCAGTTAAAGATTTCAAAAAAAATTCATAGGTGGTTTAATTTCCTATATATATATATATATATATTATTTAATCTTTGTAATTCGTTTAGAGTTTCAATAGTTAAGTCATTTTCGGTTTTAATCGATAATCTTAATGGTTTAAGATCTTAAAAATTACCATAAAAAAATGTATAGCAAGTAATCTTAGAATATTTTTCGATTTCATTTTTAATAATCTCACATTTTTATATGTAAAAATCTTCAAATTTGGATTTGAATCTGATCTTATTTGCATTGGTTCACTTATTTTAATTTGATTTATTGGATTAATTGATTTCTTGTTGCGTTCCGGATCCGAACATAAAAAATTGATAAAATTTCCAAACTTTTTTTCGTTTTTAAGATCATTTATTTTTTCTGTTAATGTAATGTTCTAAATATAACCTATTTTTTGAAAGTTATTCAAATCGAATACAAATTTCATCATAAAACCTATATCAAAATCCAATTCCAAAATTTTTGTTATTTGTTCATATTTATAATTGACTATTGACCTTTATTATCTTCTATTAAAGATAATAAAGATTCATAAACATATTTTTTCATATGATGAAAGATCAACGCAGTATAATTTTTATTATCAGATTCAAGAATACCTTCGAGATTTTTTTTCGAATATTTCCTTATTATATTTCCGTCTAATTTAAATAATGATTTGGGATATTATTCAATAAAGTTTTAAAATAATCGTAATTGGTTACATTTGAATTAATTAGATGTTCTTACATTTCGATTAGGGAAAAATTAACTAAATATTATGACAAAAAAAAAATCCCAAATTATTCGACAAGAATAAGATTTCATAAATTTCATTTTTTGAATATTTTAATAATGGTGATTTATTTGGGCCAAAACTATCAGTGTTAAATCTATCAGAAAATATATAATTTACCACATTTTCCTAATATGATCTTAGATCAATTTGGTAATCAAACATGTACTTTTTCAATTTTCCCATAATCAGACAAGCTTTTGAGTAATGATGGCCTAAATGACTGCTTGAGCTCTCATTTTCCTGAATAAATTTAACTAAAAACATAGCCCATCTTGATCATAAAATTAGAAAGTATTAAGATATATAATTTTTTTAATTTTTGCAAAATCGTAAAAATATAAGAATTAATTGTTGATTTAAAATTTTATGAAAAATTGAATAAAATATATTCTAAGCTATTAAATAGTATTATATTTATTCAAATGTCAGAAAATAATAATAAAAATTTTTCCATTAATATATTACCAACAAATAGAAGAATAATAAATGTAATTGAAAATGTTATTATAGAACATTTTAATGGATCTGGAATTAATGAATATAATATCGAAACTCCATGTATTGTTAAAGGTATTGATAAATTAATTGATTTTGTTAATCTTACTGGAATTAAAAATATTGATGATATTGTTAATTTTTCTGATGTTTTGCTAACTGATAAGAAAGATAATAATAGAAGACAATCATATGGATCGATTAAAATTATAATTTTGGACATAATATATACAATCTCCAAATTTTATGATATTTGTGTGAATTATCATAAAAAAATAAAAGTTCATAATCCAAATAGATATACACCTCTATCAATGGACAAGTTCTGTAAAACAATATGTGAATCTGTTCCAAGTATTTATAAGAATATTTATGATTTGATGGTAGTATTTAATTCTATTATAAATATAAAATGTAGTGGGAATTCAATTACAATATATAATTTATATGACATACAATCAAAAGTATTTTTAATAAAATGTGATATTATTTCATTGATTAAGATGATATCTCATTTTGAAATTAATTCAACAGCCAATATATATGAGCACAAAAGATTATTATTCAGGGATTATGACACACAAAAATATATTAATACAAAAATTCTTATTAAAAATATTCATATTTTGTAATGAGACTGTAGGAAATCTTTAAAGTAGATGTTTTATCGTATTACTACTTATTATAATTATTATTTTTTTAATAAATTAATATTACTATCGGTTACTATCATATATGTCTTTATTAATTTTATTGTATCTAGATCATAATTTTAGATGCAATAATTTAAGACGTCGTTAATAAAGAACAACAAATCATCCTTTCAATACATATGTTTATTTAATTATGCATATTCGATTCATTTTTTCGAAAATAGCATATTTTTTCATAATATAGTATAA